ACAGGGGGATGCACAGCGTGCATCCCCCAAGGGTGTTGTTTTTGGTTTTTTAAGCCATCAACAGACCCTGGGGGTCGCAAGACCCCCCTGGCTCAATTAAGAGCCATCGGACAATATGTCCGAAGTCCAGGGATCCCCTAGTAAGGGGGTACCCACCTCGTTTTGATGTTGACGGTACGAGGACGTCCAGCACGTTCCAAGTGCCTCTCATCAAACGTGGGTTCGACGCCACGCTTAAGGAAGAACTTGAGTAGAGCGCCCGATCCCTCGAGAGGATCTCGAGGAGAAATAGACGATACCACACAGGCCTTAACCAAGGGCCTGTGAAGGTACTCGTCTTCCTTCTCAGAAATATAACCGAGAAAGGAATGACGACCCAACGCTGGGCTAGTCGGAAGTACGTTCGGAAAGACCTTGATAGTCTTAACGATACGAACATCCAACCACTTGGCAACCTCCCAATTTCCAAATTGATACATTTGGTTACGGAGAGAGACAAGTGAAACTACCTCAGCAACCTGCTGCCGATGCGAAGGAAATACTCTACGGACCTTGACAATGGAAACGTCATGACCGGCATAGTACTCCTTCCCACAAGACTCCCGGAATGATCCATTCCAGAAACTCTTGGGGCGGCCAACTTTTGCACCAAAGTGCTCAAGAAGGTCGACAACGGTATGCACATACTCTACAGGGACAATTAAATCGTCCCCGTAGGCACGCACCCTACCAATATAAGGAAGAAATTCCCTCTTATTGGTAAACTGGTGTCCTAGCTCATTCTCAATTCCGAGGAAGATTATGGTAAGAAAAACCATAGCCTCAAACGGAAAACAGAGAGCAGAACCCATAGACGCGAACTTGGAGAGAGATATAACTCCCTCTCCAGGCACAGAGGCCCGTTGTGACCGACATGCGAAGACAGCCTCTCGTGAGAGAGGGTGGCGATGCATGAGGGTTTCAACGAGCTTAGCTGACACCCTATCGGAAGCCTCGCTAAGATCTAGCGTGGCAAGGTCTCGATTAAGAGAACCTTCCATGGCTAAACGCTGGTTAGGCGTTTGATCATCGGTTCCGATAAATTCGTTCAAAAAGGTAGAACGAATATGTTGCATAATTGCCTCAAGCATCCCCTGTTGAACATATTGAACAGAGGAGGGCTCAATAGCAATTATACGCGGTGCCTTCTGCGTCTTAGGGACAGAGACCACCCGAGAGGGTAGCTCTGAACCGGGTTCTAGGAATCGGATACCGTCTGCCTCATACTCGGATACAAACCGAGCATTTGGATAGAGGAAGTCTCCAACATGGAAGACCGCCTCAAGACGGTCGGTCCAGTACTGTGAAGAGTACTTACCATTACTGGTAAGTTTCTCAGCAACAGCACCGGGACCGTGTTTGGGTACTACTTCACCATTGTAGACCACTCGGTCTACGTGAGTGAAGAGATCACCAAACAACAGTTGAGCCATACGACCAAATTCAGAAAAGTCAGAATTAGGTAGACAGGACTCGACATTACCGACCTCCTTATCACATTGGACATAGTCGGACATAGCCGTGCGCTCCCTTTCGGGAGTGCATGGTAGAAGCATCTTGCCAAAGATCAGAGTCAACTGTCTTATGGCATAGATTGCTTCAATGTTCGGCTTATCCAATAGGACACCAGATACAGGATCAAACACCTGTTCCGTGAAACCTCTCAAAAATGAGGGGAGACACGAGCCTACCTTCTTAAAAGAAGGAAAGGCTTCGGGAACAACGAACCCTTGGTCGAGACAATAACTAATGTCTTTCCCAAAGGTTGGAAGGGATATCGTAAGAAACGATAATCCCTCGTGTTTGGTCCGCTCAAGGACAGTTTTAATGTCCTTGGTGGTGCTCGTGCAACATCTACTAGCTAGTTCTTCAGCTAGCACATTCCAGAGTGATAGCAGGCTTTTCATAGCCCCTCCTAATAGAGGTGGTTATCCTGAGCCTGTCACACTGAAGGGAGAATATCCAACGGATTCCAACCCGTGAACCACTACAAGTGGTCGAGGATATTCAGGCCTATGAAAAGACCTCCGAGAGCCAAGAATGCAATGATGATCAAAAAGATCGTCACAACATGCTGGGTTCCGGAAGTAGCGTGGTGATAATCATAATCTCCGCGCATTCACAACCTCCTTTCTAAGGACTCTACCCATGATTCAAGATGAACCATGAGTACAGAGATTCCATTCCGAAATGCTTCATGAAAAATCTTTCTCAAGATAATCAAGAAGCAGGTCTAGAGCAGAGAGAGTATTAACTCTCTCCGCCGAGGACCTTTTCGGTAAGCGAATACGTAGAAGCTGAGAGAAGACCGACAAGGCCTTCAACCAATTTCTTCGCTTCCGCAACGGAGTAACCATTGGAGGGCCTATCAACGACGAGATAAACACTCATCGAGACAGGTTCTTTTCTGATTTCTTCGAATGGATTGGTTGCGATCTTTTCAACGTCGATACGCACCAGATGACGTTTCCTGGACGAATTTGACTGACTCGTACTAAGAGTCAGTTTGTTCAGGCCGTCAGAAGTCTCGTATATGGACTTGAAGTCCCCCGATACAACTCGAGGGGCAGTCACTTCCGTACCCGCGACTTCTTTGAATTTCTGGGGATCGGTCAGTGCCATCAGGCACACTCCTTTTTGGAATGGTGGCTCGTGCCACCTAATTGGCGTAGTATGAAATACTACTACAACAATCGGGTGATACCGAGTGCTGCAGTTATGGCGAGTTGGGTAGGTGACAAACCCTCCCAACCAACACCAAACCCGAAAGGGTTAGCGGGGCAACGACTTCGCCGGATCGTTTTATATCCGGCAGAGCAGCTGCCTTCCCTCTGGCCATGCGTTTTTAGAGGTACTCGTGAGTCACAGTGCCTCCATAGCGCATCGCCGTATTGAGTGGAATAGGTATTGATGGTTTCACTCATCATATACCCGTACCGCATCACAAGACCGGCGGTTGCGAAATTAGTGATGTTTTTAATGACATCACCAGAGTTCGTAAACCAATCGACGGCCCAACTCCATGGCGTGAGCTCCCAGAGAACATCTGGGGTAAGATCAAGGCCAAAGAGGTGATCGGCATCACTGCCGAACCTAAGTGAGTTTCTGAAACTGTCAGTTCCAGAAGGCCCACCATAGGTAAAACACCCCTCAAACCATCTCTTACGTTCCGTACGTACGGACACTCGCCTCCATGCAGGATTGGCAACAGCACCACTATTTAGGTAAGTAGTTCCTAAAGGAGCGGTGGCGTTGGAAGGGGAAAGATCTTCCCCCCATTCCTGAATCTCAGGAGAAAAATCGAATCGCCTATAAATGTTATTACCTTCATTATGATCATAATTTTGCATTATGTCACGATGATGTCGAGCGGTATTCACTACGTCATTTATTTCTGACTTTAGTGGAGCCCACCCGAACTGGTAATTCAAATACTCGGAACCTAAACTTTTTAGAAACCGAGTCCTGGCTTGCCACGACTGAATCCCTGGGAGAGAGGGAACTCCCTCCCGGAAGGTTTCAGCCAAGGTAGTACCAAGATTGGCGGTTGGATTAGTTGGAGCGACACGTGCAATAGCAGTGGTACCATCTGCGTTCAAGGATTTTTCATCCATGTCCGGAGTGGAGCCATCGTAATGCGCGTTCATCGCAGCGGTAGGAGTATGTGCACAAAGGATATGACCTGAATAAAGAAGTTCCAGGTTATTTCCCCCGAGCACATTATTCACAACACCAGGCTCAATAAATGGGCCGGTGTGGGTCACGTGAAACGGACCCCCGCTTTCCCGCTTACCGGTTTTCCGGTTAACGGGATGTCCTTCTGATCTCCATAATTTGGAGATCGTCTTACCAATACTCGAATCGTTACCGAATCGCCCATCAATTTTCCCAGTTTTAATATTAACTGGGTGGGCGCAGTAAACGGTATTATCCGTTTCCTGGGTACGAGGAATATTAGTAGACACCTGAGGAGTTCCCTTCTTGGAAGAATCACATTACTGTGATTCAGTGGATATGCACAGCAAGCCGGCTTTGCAATGTCTGACTACTTGTCAGACTGCTTGCC